ATGTGCATTCTAATTATATTAAATTAATAAAAATTATTGTTGCAAATTTAGAAATGATAGCATATAATGAACATATGAACAGTTATTCATATATTAAAATAATTGGAGGATTAAAAATGAGAGAAGAGATAAATGATTGTAATTGTAATATAGTACATGAAGAAATAGTAACAGAGGCTAAATCAACTATGCCAGATGAAGAGATGTTATATGATTTAGCAGAATTATTTAAAGTATTTGGGGATACTACTAGAGTAAAGATATTATATGCATTATTTGCAAATGAAATGTGTGTATGTGATATAGCGAGTTTATTAAATATGACTCACTCTGCAATATCTCATCAACTTAGAGTATTAAAGCAGGCTAGATTAGTAAAGTTTAGAAGAGAAGGAAAAACAGTGTATTACTCATTAGATGATAGTCATATAAGTCAGATATTTGATTGTGGATTAAATCATATTAGAGAGACTTATAAATGATAAATGAGAGGAGTGAATATATATGGAAGCAAATAATTTAATTAAAAAAGAATTTATCCTAGGAGGATTAAATTGTGCTCACTGTGCAGAAGAAATTAATAATAAAGTTTCTAAACTACAAGAAGTTAAATCTTCTAATTTAAATTTTATAAATAAAAAACTTACAGTAAATATAAAGGAAAGCTTTAATGAGGATACTACTATAGAAAAGATAATAGATATAATAGATTCAACAGAACCAGGTCTTGATATACAAATAAGTTCTAAAGAAAATGCATCTAGTAAAATATCAATTAAAAAAGAGCTTATATTAGGAGGATTAAACTGTGCACATTGTGCAGAGGAAATTAATAACAAAGTTTCTAAATTAAAGGAAGTTGAATCTTCTAATTTAAACTTTGTAAATAAAAAACTTACAGTAAATATAAGTAATAACTTTGAAGCGGATGATGTTATAAATAAAATAAAAGAAATAATAAATTCAACAGAGCCAGGGCTTGATATACAAGTAGAGTCTACTAACAAAGTAAAAGGGAGAACTACTGAAAAACCAGGAGCTGTAAATGATACAAATAAGAAAGAATTAATTCCACTTATAATTGGAGCACTTGTATATATATTTGGTATATATCAAACAGCTACAGGTTATGAAAGTCAGTTTAGCAATATAGTATTTATAGTTGCCTATGTAATAGTAGGTGGCGATGTGCTTTTAAGAGCAATAAGAAATATATCAAAAGGAAGAGTATTTGATGAGAACTTTTTGATGGCTCTAGCAACAGTAGGAGCATTAGCAATAGGGGAGTTATCAGAAGCAGTAGGGGTTATGCTTTTCTATAAAGTAGGAGAGTATTTACAAGGTGTTGCAGTTGGGAAATCAAGAAAGTCTATAACTTCACTTATGCAAATAAGACCAGACTATGCAAATTTAAAAGTTAATTCTGAAGTTAAGGTGGTGTCACCAGAAGAAGTAAATGTAGGCGATATAATAGTAGTAAAACCTGGTGAGAAAGTACCATTAGATGGTGTAGTAGTGGATGGAATTTCTATGCTAGATACTTCTGCACTTACAGGAGAGTCAGTACTGAGAGAAGTTGAAAAAGGAGACGAAATTTTATCAGGTGTTATAAATAAAAATGCTTTATTGAGTATTGAAGTTACAAAGAGTTTTGGAGAATCAACAGTTTCTAAGATTCTTGACCTTGTTGAAAATTCTAGCATTAAAAAGTCAAAGACAGAAAACTTTATATCTAAGTTTTCAAGATACTATACTCCGATAGTAGTAATAGCTGCTTTATTAATAGCATTTGTGCCACCACTTGTAATCTCAGGTGAGGTATTTAGTGATTGGTTATATAGAGGATTGATATTCTTAGTCGTTTCTTGCCCTTGTGCATTAGTTTTATCAATACCACTTAGTTTCTTTAGTGGAATTGGGTTTGCATCTAAAAATGGTATCCTTATTAAAGGAAGTAACTATTTAGAAGCTTTAAGAAGTGTAGATACAGTAGTATTTGATAAAACAGGAACACTTACTAAAGGTGTGTTTAATGTAACTAAGTTAAATCCTGAAGGTATATCAGAAGAAGAATTATTAGAATATGCAGCTATTGCGGAGGTAAATTCAAATCATCCAATAGCAAAGTCTATATTAAGTTACTATAATAAAAAAATTGATTTAGATACAATAGACAGTTATGAGGAAATAGCAGCTTATGGAATTAGAGTAAAGCATAATGGCAATTTTATATTAGCAGGTAATGAGAAACTTATGAAAAAAGAAAATATATCTTATTCATCAGCTAAAGAAGTAGGTACAGTAGTCTATATTGCTGTTGATAAAGTATATAGAGGTTATATAGTTATATCTGATGAAGTAAAAGAAGATAGTAAAAATGCCATAAGAAGCTTAAAAGCAATAGGGGTAAAAGAAGTTGTAATGTTAACTGGAGATAATGAGAAAGTAGCAAAAAATATTGCTCAAGAATTAGAATTGGATACAGTTTACTCAAATTTACTTCCTAATGAAAAGGTAGATAGATTAGAAGATTTATATGAAGGAAGAACTGAAAAAGAGAAAATAGCATTTGTAGGTGATGGAATAAATGATGCTCCAGTATTAGCTCGTGCTGATGTTGGTATAGCTATGGGAGGCTTAGGTTCAGATGCTGCTATTGAAGCTGCAGATGTAGTGCTTATGACAGATGAGCCTAGCAAGATATCTAAAGCAATTGAAATAGCAAACAAGACTAATAAGATAGTGTGGCAAAACATAATATTTGCTCTAGGAGTAAAAATTATAGTTATGATACTAGGTGCTGGAGGAGTAGCTACTATGTGGGAAGCTATATTTGCTGATGTAGGTGTGGCACTTATAGCAGTAGTAAATGCTATGAGAGCTATGAGATAAGGGATAAATGTAAATCCATACTATTCAAAAAACTTATAATTATATATTGAAGTATATAATAATAAAAGGTATCAATAAGTTTCTTTTAACTTTATTGGTACCTTTTTATTGGAGCGTTTTTGTATATATAAATCTATATTCATTACACATTATGTTTATTTAATGTATTTATTTAGTGTAGAGCTTTTATATTGTAATTTTAAAATTTAGATATAGAAGATTTATTAATAAGTTTATATAAATACTGTCTAGCAAAGTTATAACGGTTAGCTACCTTTGTATGATTGTAACCACAAACATACAGTTCTACCATCAAGATTTGAATGTTAATAGGCAACTGATCGAACAGTATTCTTACCTCATTTATCTTACGAATATATTTATCACGTTCTAATATTAATTTTTCTTCATCAATGAGTAAAGAATTTATTTCCTGCATACTGAACGGTATTTTATTCTCAACATGGTACTCTTTCGGCGCTATTGATTTTACCCCTACAAGCTGAACATGTATTGCTTCTAACTGATTAGTTAAAGATATGATTTTACGGTTGTAATAACCGCATGATGTTACATCTCTGATAAACTGTTTAATATCTGCTTTTGTTACTTCATTTTCTTCCATTAAGCCTCTCCTTTAATGTTTCATAATTATCTGCAATATAGATATATGTATTTATGTCCAGTCCACTGTACTTCTGCCTTTCATGGCTGTATATACTTGGCTGCTTTGGATAATCTTTAAATACGTGATTAATAGCCGCTTCATATCTTTTAATATAATCAGACAGTACCTTATCACTTAAACTGTCATTCTTCATACGTTGCACCTATTAAATCTGCTAAATCCGTTTTAGTTGCTGTTACTTCTAAGATTTCACCTTTAGATATTAGCGGCTTAATTAAATATCTATAAATAAGTGTTTGCACTATATCATCGAGATCATCAATCAAATACTGTTTAACATGATTTCCCTTGTTTCCATAACTAATAAGTTCATCTAGGCAGATTGGGAATAAAATATTTTTATTCATCCTGCTAGCCATTTCACTTATTTCATAAGCACGTTCTTTGTTTGAACAGATGATATAAATTGGTTGATTATGTGCCTTATTGATAAGTCTTGTTGTTTTTCCTTTGCGTCTTGCTAATTTAATCAGTTTCATTATTTTCCTCACATCCATCACATTTGTTAATACCATCCCAACCAACAAAGCAACCATGTTCTTTTTTTAATATCTTTTCAAAATACTCACAAATTCCATATTGATTATCATTAATTTCTCTATAAAATTTACAATCAGAACAATTTTCAGGTGTTTCATATTCAATAATTTTACCCATGTTTCCTCCTCTTAAATGACGCAATATATCCAAGATGTTATATTGCATTTATATTTTTTCTCTAATCCCTTGTCTACCAACGAATTAGAGAAAATTTTTAATCAAAATAGTTTTTTGTTAAATTTCTGTTCTTTTTATAAATGTATAATCGTCATTTTTAATCATTGATCTAATATCATACATAACTTGATATTCAAGGTCTTTAATCATTGTACTATCATCTAATAAAACCGCAAATAACGATGATTTATAATCATGAGTAATGAGTTCTTTTAAAACATCTTCTTTGTCTATAAGTTCAACTTTATAATGCTTTTCGCTTTTGTTCATTTTCTAAATCCTCCTATGTCCTTAAATCTCTTTTATTGCTTAATTCATAAGCAATCTGATTTTCTTTGTTGTAGCCTATTGGAATGATTGATTTAGGACCGCTTCTGTTTTTCTCGATAACTAGATAATAATCTTCTGCGCAGTCTTTTTCGTTCTTCCAGACAAATATAACCTTGCTTGCACTTTGTTCTAACTCACCCGAATCTCTTAACATCGATAAATTAGGCTGTTTTGCATTTTTAGTTGCTTCTCTGTTTAATTGACAAAGTCCAATAATCGTACAGTTGTTGTCCAAGCTCATTTTTCTTAGCTCCTTGGCTACTTCTGTCATTTTTTCATAACTGTTCTTAGCCCGTACACCAATAAGCCCTACATGGTCCACAAACACTATAAAATGCTTATCGCTTTTGTAGCTCATAATGAATGATCTTAATTTATCCAATGTTGATGAATGATTTATAATGTCAATATGTCTTTTTGAAATATCATCAATTGCATCATTAACAATGCTCATATTTTTTTGTGGCAGTGTCTCATACTGCTCTAGCATTTTTTGATTTAATTTTGAATTGATAGAAATAAGCCTTTGATACAGCTCCTCTTCTACCATTTCGAAATTGAAATATACACAAGGATAATTACGAGATAGATCATCCATCAAATTTATAGCTATACCTGATTTACCTACTCCGGTAGCACCGGCAAGTATAACAAAGTCATTTTCCTTTAAATTAAGCTTCTTTTCTAAATTACTAAACCTTGTAAATTTGATATTGTTCTTATGCTTGGTAATCGAACCTTTGAGCAGTTCTTTAGTAAGCCTCGTCGATGAATAAGACCCTAAAGATGCAAAATTGTTTGTATCCTTGTAAAATTCATCAATTGTAATTTCATCATTCTGGAGCTTTTTAGCAGTTGCTAATAAGGCTTTCTTTTTATACTCCTTAATCGCGTAATCCTGATACTGTTCAAATAGAGCAGTTGTTGCGGTACTTGTAGAACAGGCAATAACAAGATCAACATCAATTCCCTTTACTGCTAGGATATCCTCTAAAATAATAGTTTTATTTTCCTTATACGACTTTTTTATAGCAGTAAATATATCGCGATGCTTTTTATCAAAATACGACGGTTTTAGAATAGTTAAATCCAGAAGCTGCGGTTTAACAAGAAACATACCGATTAGATCGTCTTGATAATTATTCATATCCGCTCATCCATTCATTATCATCATTTGTATTGTTTTTAGAGACCGTACTGATTTCATCTTCCCATCTTTCGCCGTTAAGCCATGTGGAAGCGTGAGGTATAAATCTTTCATTCTGCCACTGTTCTGTCTCTTTATAATCAACAACTGCGCTTAACATCTTTTGAAGTATGATTTCATTAGTACATTTTTTCATAAATGCATTGAATGCTTTTTTCTTATTTGTATGTCTTGGGTATATAGCCCAGAATCTTTCAAATGCATCATTTTTATCAAAATCCGCACTATATATATTACTAGTATTATATTCTATATTATTATGTAAACTTTGTTGCCTACCCCCGTAAACTTTGTTTACTGGTAGCAACTCGGGAACTACTGCTTTATATTCGCAAAATTTAACACCATTTATTACATTTTCTTTCTTGCTGATAAAACCATCATCTACTAATTTTTTTAGACATTTAGATACTCCCTGAAGTGTTGAATTAGTCCAATCCGCTAAATATTGTCTACTTCCTGTATATGCTAAATCTTGTGTTTGTGAAAAGCCGTAAATAATTGCATAAATAAGCAGTGCATTACCTTTTAACTTTAGATCTGATATCATCCATCCTAAAATTGTTATGTAATTGCTTTGTCTAACTTTAGTCTCCATTTTATAACTACCTTCCATTATACTTGTCGCAGGCTATTACACCGGCATTAAAAGCGCGTCCAGATACTGCAAGTTCTTTACTTTTCACTTTTTTTGGCTTTACAACGTTATTAACATAATCTGTAACAATTTTGGGAACACCTAAAGAAATTAATTCATATTTTTCGAATTCATGTTTTAGTTCTAGTTTATTTTCATTAAAGAATTCATTTAAACGATTCGCAAATCCAAGACAGTAACTTCTTTTTAGCACTCTTGCATCACACGGAATATAATCTTGTAAAACTGAAGTAAAATTATAACTTGCTTTTTTCTTATATTCTTTTACATATCTAGGTAATTCATTATTAATAAATACTGTAATGTTTTTTATTACTTCTACAGCTGCGTCAACATCATTTTTCAATCCGTATATTTTAGGAATAAATCTATTTTTTCTTGAAATATATAGAAATTCACACCTAAATTCATCACTTACCACTTGTAAAATACTCATCATAAAATTAGGTGTGATGTCTAATACAGCTTCAATTACATCATCTTCAGTCTTAGATTCAATATCATTTAATTCTATATTATGTTTAGCCATTAATTTATGCGCCTTTTTAACTGCTACAAAAACTTCATTTTCGCTAGCGTTAGGATCATTCGCGGTATTCATAAGTTTTTTTATTTTTACTATAATATCATCCATTGTTGCCTACCTCCATGATTTCAACTATTTCTAAAATATAATATTTTTTACCTGTTTCTGCTCCCCATTTCTCTTTACCGTAACCTTTAGTCAAAGTACATCTAACTTTTATATAAGGACTATTTTTTGAATAACCATTTCTTAAAATGATAATCAAACAATCTTCACCAAAGAAAAATTGACAAAAATCTAATTCGTTTTCAAATCTGCTTGTATAATAAGGCTTGATGTCTCTATATTCCTCTTTCTTTTCACCACTTAAAATCATATCAAACCACTTTCTTTTAATTGGTAGGGTTAGCATTTTACTTTCTCCATTCCTTAAATAAATATCTAATTCCCAAAACGAGCGACAAAATAAACGCAATAAACATTATTAGGAAAAATACGAATGCTATTTGTTTAGATGTCATTTTCTTTTACCTCTTCAAAGTAAAATTTTACTGGCTTATTAATTTCTTTTAATAATCCATAGCGTTTAGAAATTCTATAAATCACAGAATCTCGTTCCAATCGACCGTTTAATAAACTTAACTGTTTTCTAAACTTTTCTAACGTGTATGTACGTTTATAATTATTACAACTTCTACATGAAGGCATTAGATTACTTAAATCGTTTGTCCCACCTAAATAGAGAGGATGCAAGTGATCAATCTGCATATCCTTAATTTCAATCTCTTGCCCACAGTAAGCACAATGTCCATTATATTTTTTATGAACTTTAATGCGCTCGCCTTTGTTAAATTGTTTTCTTTCAGGCATCATCTTTCATCTCTCTTTTTATAAACAGATCACACGCATAATCTTTAAGTCTAATATCAGTTGCCTCGCTATAAGATTGTCCTATTTTTTCACATTTGTAATATCTTCTACTTCTATGATCACAAATACAATATTTACAATTTTTGCAATAATTAGATTTATCATAGCCATGCAAATTTCTAAACATTCCTTTTATAGAACGTTTAATTTTTGTTTCTTTGTTGATTTTTTTAACATCAATTTCACCGCCAAAAATATCTAACTGTTTCAAATTTTTAAACCCTCCAATCCTATATAAAAAAGTTACATAATCCCTAAGAGTGTCAATTTTTTTGATAGATAACCTAAATCGTTTAAACTCTATAGCCATCAACACTTTTAGCGGATTTTTCATTATTATTTTTTTAAAAAAAGTTACCGTACCCCTGATTTACGTAAAATCGCACTTTCAGGGTGTTACTTTCTACTTTGTAAAGTCCACTCTTTCCACTGTTCTTTGTTTTTTACATCAATAAAATCACCATCATTAAATGTCATATCAAATGTTTCTAATTCTTCACACGCTTTATCTAATGCTTGTTCCAACTGTTCGATATATTGTTTTACAAGCTCATATTCGTCTTCAAAATAATCACCAGCATTATCAAACAGTGCTTTCAAATCATGCATTACTTCACCTTTGTAAATCGTTGCTTTATTTTCCATTTTTATCCCCTATCCAATAACACTTAATTTCATTAAAGACGTGTGTTTTGAAGTGTCCTAATGGTCTTTCTCTAAAATAACAAATGAACAAGTAACCTACTAATTCCTGCTTAACAGCAAAAATAGAATTACAGGAACATCCTATTTTTGTAGTTCCAATTCTTAACGTTTCTGTTTGTCCTTTATCGCTAACAATATAATCATAGTCTTCTATTCCAAATGCCGAACATATCGGTTTAATTTCTTTTAGCACCTCGATACGTTTTTCTTGAAGATATTTTAAGTAATCATTCATTTTCATCATCCTTTTCTTTTTGTCCTAAATAATCAACAACTAAGATTGTTATTATTGCTTCTGCTGCAATGGTTAGGATCACACCTAACCAAAAATCACTTATCATTCAATCACCTCTAAAACTTCAAATTTTCGAGTTTACGCCGTTTTTGCTCGTTTGACAACTTAGTATACTTCCTTGTAGTTTTTAAATCGCTATGCCCTAAAATATCAGCCAAATCAAGATAGTTTCCACTGTTCTGATTTAAAAATACTTGAGCAAACAAATGTCTAAAAGAATGCGCGTGTACATATTCTTTTTTTACTCTTGCCTTACCTGCAATTTTCTTCATTCTTCGCCATATTGTACTTTTGGCAGGCATTTGCCCTTCTTTTTGGCCAAGAAAAACATAACCCGAGCTAATTTTATTTTCTTTGCAGTACTTTTTTAATTCTCGTCTTAGATCCTGTCTAATCGGTACTACTCTTTCTTTCCCCTTATTAAAAACACGAATATAATATTTATCCAAATTCTCAACTGTAAAGTATTTTAATTCCTCAATTCTTATACCTGTCATGGCTAAGGTCAGCATGATGTAGTACGTCTGCATCATCTTCATTCTTTTAGCCATTCTGAGAAGCCTTTTATAATCTTCTATAGTCAATACATCTTCATTGTTAAATTCTTCCTGCTGCCTAATTTTTTTTATTTTAAGTTCAGGAAGTTCTATCCATTTTAAAAATTTGTTAAGTGTGGTGATCCATGCATTTGCTGAATTAAGTGAACTAGATATATCACGAAGATAGCTTTTATATTCAATCGTAATATCTTTTGTTATATCAACATTTGAATAACTGCTATTTTCTAACCAGTTAATGAACTTCGAGACACCATTTTTATAGGTCTTAAGTGTATTTGTAGACAGTTCATCGTACTTCTGTTCAAGTATCCAGGAATCAAGAGCTTTTTCTAAATCTTTCTTTTTCATACAAGTCTCCTAT